CCTAAGGCTGGGCCCAAGCAACAGGCCAAAACCCATAAAGGGTGTTTTTACTTACCGAAGATATACTCGGTAAGGGTGTAGATCGACACTTTCGCATACCCCCTACTACCCCGAACAACGTTCGGATCAGTAGGGCTCAACTCACCGCTACGTGTATAAACACTATAAACGGGAAGTATGGCATCTCCCGGCAAAGGCTTTTTAAACCGAACCGGGTTAAGCGTGTATGTATCGAAGTAACCTCCGCCCCATCCTTTACGAACAACCTCTCGACTACGACGAAGTTGGTGGGAGCCAATTAAATGGCCATCACCAAACCCGTCGGGACCGAAAAGGAGTTCAGAAGGATCACAATACGATTTTGCGGCAGCAGCAAGCTCACGCTCGCCATGCCGGAGAAACCAATTGTGCATGGAGTAGAGGATACGATCGCTTACCAGAGTCTTAAGGTAAAACGGTCGTATGTCGAATCCCGCTAGGAAGTCAGCGCCGCAGGATTCACGAAAAGGGCCCGTCCAAAATGATTTCGACAGATTAATGTCGAAACCACAATAGGTAAGGACTTTTTCGAGAAGCGGCATTGCTTGAACAGGGACTATAATATCGTCTCCGTACACGCTGACATCCATAGTACTAATGTGAAGATGACGACAGACGCTATAAGCCAGGCCGTAAAATATCAACGACTCGAGCTCAAACGTAAAACCATTACCCATGCTTGAGAACTTCTCAAGATCAAGGGTGGTACCGTCGTTTTTTACGCGTCCTTCTGGAAACAGCTCAGCCCTACCCACTAATGAAGGGGGAAGGGCAATAGAAGAAGTACGCAACTTCGAAAGGGCATCCGCCCACTCAAATGGCAAAAGCTGCCAGACGAGTTCAGAAGCAATACAGTCGCTTGCAGAGGAAAGGTCCACGGTAGCTAAGCTACCGTAAATACTCCCTACTAACGCAAGGTTCTGATTACGCGACTGATCACGAAGATTCACATTAGAACGCAACAACCGATCGCGGATATAACTGCCAAAACCCTTTTGAAAAAAACTATTCAAAATGGGTTCGACAATAATACTACGATAGGTCTTAGCGTTTTTTGGGACAAATACGAGCTTACCAGGGACTACGCGAACATCACAGATGAAGGAATCTTCCGATTCCGACTTGGATGCAAGGGCAGCCCAAACGGGGACTTCACTAAGATAGTCACCGACTGTTGGACTCATACTTGAACTACACTCAAAAGGTACTCCAAGCTTCGCTCTCGCGCAAGCTAAAGAACCTTTTACGTTGGTATTCGCACCAGGGCCAAAAGAAGGAAGTAATTCTTCGATAGCAGGAACATCACCCAGTATTCGCGCAATTTTACGCACAGCTCCGTACAAAACGGAGCTGACGGCGGGGTCACACAAATGTGGCTTCCGAGCGTGATAACTAAGAGTTCTGTTTGTTTCGAAGCACTTCCGTTCGGCCTCTGCAAACTTCAAGGACGCGGCTTCCTCCTTGTCAAACCCAAGATCTAACTTCTCATTTTTTGAAAAGAAAGCTTGAATCTGACGGGCATAAACCATGTCGTCTAGCCAAAATTCCTGGTCTAGAGAAGTATAGTCGAATTGATAATCGACTACCTCGCGGTATGAACCGGTCTGTACGAGAGCATTAAGCTCGGCGCAGATACGGCCACCCTTGAGTGCGCAGATTGATGACATGTCCCGTAAAATTTCTAGAGACTCACGGATATTTCTCTCTTTAATCCACATAACTACTCCTTTATTGGTAGCTCTTACCCGAATGAGTAAGAGGAGCCGAATGGTTAGTTCGGTTTGATGAGGGAAATAAGAGCTGCAGGGAATGGCAATACGGAAGCAGAGAATGCATTACCGGCCGAAGCCTGGTTCAGCACACCTGTTGCCGTAGTGCTAGATGCACCTTGCAGCACGCCTAAGGCCATTGCCAAAGCGTCAGCCCTGTTTTGTAGCGTACTACGCTCATCCGCAAACATCGTAAAGATGCAAGTGGTGACGTAGGCGACACGAGGAGGGGCAACGTAACCGGCACTGGTACCTGAAGCACCGAGAGTCTCCAAAACAGGGGACTCCAACTTAACTGATGCCTTATAACCAGTCTTCGTTTTATCGAGGGACATGGTTAGGCGAACCTGGCCGTTCAGAGGAACACCCACTTCATTGGCACGCCACTCAGGAATCGGAGTGTCCGTGACAGGTTTGAGGGTGTACTCTTTGCGGGTGGTTACAGTATCGTCTTTTACCAAAATATCGGTCATTGCGGACATGATAGTCCTTTCTGTACATTGTACAAAGATAGATTAAGTGGATGGGAAATCCAGCCACTTTTTCGCACCGAAGTGCATATTACAAGACTATCTGATGCAACAGGGCCACAGCATTCTTAACCCTCATAGGGTTCATAGCCTCAGGCAATGAACGAAAACGAGGGGTGGGAACGCTTAACGTGGACTGGGAGTAGCGCTTATAAATTATGTTATGGGACGATGTTGTTGCCCCATTCATAAAGTAGTCGTCCCAAAATGAGACGCCTCCAGAATAATAAGCAACCCCGCTCTTTTTGTAACGCATAGAAACACTATACGAAGCATTAAGATTGGGGATAACGCTAAGGGCCTCGAGATATGTGCCGATTGGAATAAACCAATCAGCAACAAAACTAAAGGGTACCAACTCCCAAGCAACGGACAACGGATCTACAAGGCCAAGTGAACGAGAGGCAGACATATTCTCGAGTAGGAGAACACGGTACGTCTTCTGAATTTCTTCGGAATACGAACGTGTGTAACCATACCCAACGGAATAAGGCTTGCCTGACGTTTTCCCTTGCACCTTGAAGGTCGTTTCCCGTGCTCTGTTCGCTAAGGCAGAAAACGCCAAAGACGATTCATGGACGTCGCTAAGTAAAGGCAACCATCCATACTGCAACTCCAACCATTGAGCGCTAACTTCTTTCGAAGTTAGCGCTCTAGGCCTGGACCCACGAGGGGAGACGCCGAGGTACCGCGCCGCATCGCCAAAACGGCCATGCTTAATAGAGCGGATACTTCGGACAATCCGGCTGGCGGACTTAACAACCATATCGACAGTTTTAGATCCTTCAGCAGTGGCCACGCCTAAATTAAAGTCGTGACCACGGGCTTTGGATGCAACTCCGTCAAGTAGTTTAAGTTCGTCATTATTGCTCCACGGTGTTTCAATACCGAAAGTCGGATGAATAACACTAGTACCCGTCATTGTTGAGGGTGTTAGGTTAGCTTCATCATAGTAGACAGTGTAGTCGTTCCAACGCGCTCTTCCGAGCGAGTCATAACGACCATCACTGCCAACCCAAGACTTTCGGCTGTAGAAACCGGGTCCATCTAAAGACCCGTGTGTAACAACACCGGTAGTCATACAACATGATTGCCAAAAGAACCATGGCAACCTACCCCACAAGAATGTGGACGATGATCCCTGAAATGGGACCATGAGGGTCGTAAAGCCTCAACTGTCGCCTTATCAAGGGGATCGACCATAGAAGATGCGTCAGCGTTTGCGATAAAGATTGTGACAAAACTGTCCACATAATTAATCGGAATAACTACTCCGATAGTGGTCAATATTGCAACGATTACTGCAGCGAGGATTCTCTTCATAATGGTAAATCTCCTTGTAAT